TTAAGACTCGCTTGTGAACAGGAATTCCATGTCGGCTTGTCCGACCGTCTGGGTGTTTGAGACGATGCCAAAGCCGCGATTTTCCCCGGCGTTCATGGTGAAGGGCTGGATATTGGCGTCGCCGTAACCGATGTCCCAGAGCATCGAGAACGGAACCGTGCATTGAAGGCTGTCCCAATCGAGCGTCCCGATGGCCGGTTCGTCGCCGGAATGGACGAGCTGACGCAGCAACGAGCCGGTCGTGAGCGTCCTGCCGTAGCCGATGCTCGTATTGGCGTCCAGGGCGGCGCTCGTCGTATCCATTTTGACAGGCGTGACGGTCGTGCCGGAGGTCGGGGCCGCCGTGCAAAGAAAGAGATTCAGCGTGTTCAGGACGCCGGTGACCGCCGAAGTCTGGTTGTTGAACAAATGCGCCCGGTACAGCTTAATCGTTTTCGCGGAGCTGTTCGTATTGAAAATATCGAACATATCCTTAGAGGCCGCGTAGGTCACCGCCTGCGCGTTCGCAATCCATGTTTCTGCCATTGTGGTCTCCTATGTATAGATGGTTCTGTTGGGGTTCATTTTATCGGTGGACTGAAAGATCGTGACTTCCTTCTTTCCGACCAAAACTTGCTGGATACGTCCGGCACGGGCCGCCGCGATTCCTTTGACGATACGTTCATACCTGTCGGGGTGGGTTGCCTTTGACACGGTGGGGAGCAAGCTCGTCCACAGCTCCGCAAGGTGTTTTGCCGCGTTGTTGATCGTGTTTCTCGACAACATGAACGGCACGACGATCTGCCAGCAATCCTGACCGTCGTCGTAAGTGGCATTGAGTCCTTTTGTCATGCTTTATCCACCTCCAGAGTGATTGTGCAGCGCCTGATATTCGAGGCGCTGTTGATTACGAACCTGAAAACGTCGTTTGCGGCAAAACCGGCTGTCCAGCCGGAGAGAGTTGTGTCCTCTGCCTTTGAATCGGTATTGATCGACGGTTCGTTGCCGCTGCATATCGTGTCCTCGTCGGTGACCGGATAGTCAGCAAACGGCGTGCGCTGCACATCGATCTCTATGGAGCCGGTCTGGTCGGCGACAATTTTCCATGCGCGGATTGTTCCGGCGTAAGGCATGGGAATTTCAACGGACGCCCCGGCATCGATGGCCTCGCCGTTGCCGTCGAACGTCGCCGATATGCAACCGACGCCCGTGGAAGGCGGCGCATCGGCGGGAACCCATGCGCTGCCGTTGCTGATATACCAGCCGGACGATTTTTTGGTCCATAGCAGTCCGGTCGTGGTCAAAACCCACGCCAGTTTTCCCTCGTACTGATCGGGAGGGTAGTTCGCCGTCAGATCCGCGTGGGTGCTTTCGATATAATCCGCATTGGGAAAAACGGTCCGCAAAATCGACTGCCGCATGGCCGCGACCGTGCCGACGATATTCTGGTTCGGCGTTTCAGGCGGGTTTTGCGGCCTGACGGCGGGCAGTAGATCGGTGTCGTTGAAGGACAGAACCGGATCGAAGTCCGAAACCTTTTTCTTGATCGTCATTCGACCCTCCAGAATCCGTTTCCGCTTTCCAAGGCCCAGACGCCGCGACCGTCTTCAAGAAACCAGACGTCCTTCGTCTTCCGCCGGGGATTGGCAGAAAATAGATTGAAAATAAGAGACATGATGCTTACCGAACGGCCTCCGAGACCGCCTTGAGTTTTGATTTGCAGTCGCCGTGGGCGTACCAAAGGCGGGCTGCCCAGGACGCCACATCACGCTGCGTTGCGTCGGTAGTGGGCTGGGGCGGCGCGTCCGCGCATGTCAGGAGACTTTGGGGGATCTCCTGTTTAACGAGCTTCACCTGTGGCATCGGTGCCGTACAGGCGGTCAATAGCATCCCGCAAAACGGGAGCCACAATGCCGTCTTTTTCATCGCTTGCTCCTTCTATTTGTCCTAAAAGTCGTTCCAGATTTTGTGCCCGGACCGTCTGGCGTGTGCTTTCGGCCTCCAGCGCACCAATTTTTGCTGCCGTGTCGGCCCGCAGGCCATCCAGGGCCGCCTGGTAACTGGCCATGCTGGCGCGCGCGTCATCGCGTTCCTGTTTAAGGGAAGCGATCCTGTGGCCCTGCCAAGCCAAGCTGGCGGACAGGACCAGCACGAGCAGACCAGCGCCAACGGCCCGCCAATGCTTGATTGCAAAATCCATCATTTTTCTTTGTTCCCGTTTTTTTGAGCGGCGTAGAGGTAGGCGCCGATAGGACCGGCCGCCAGAACGCCGACATAGGTGAGGATCGCCTTCAACAGATCGACGTCGGAGGCAAGGAAGGCGTGGTACAGGACCAGTAGGTTCGGCAGCAGCAGAAAGGCATAAACCGAAACCAGAAAGGCCAGTGTCCGCCTGATTTTCATCGGGTCGTTTGAATCGGGTTTAAGCATTGTCATCTCCTGCGCTCGAAATGCGGCATGTCGTGAAACTTGCTGTCGGCGTTGTTGCCATCGCCGTCCCAATCGCCGCCCCAGCGAATCGGGACGTTTTCGAGAGCGGCGGCGGCGAACATGATACCAGCGAGGACGGCAAAACGCTGCTTGTCCTGCCAGACGTCAACGCCGTTCACGTTGTAGGGATAGGGAAGAAGATCGACGGCTTCGGCCAGACCGTCGCCGTTCGCCAGATGCAGGCTGTCTGCTTTCTGGGAAGACCCAGCCGCGACGAGCATCTTTTGGCGCTCCTCATCCCGCAGGGTTTCAAGGACGGTGAAGTCCATGACCTGAAAGGACATCGCCCGGCGCACGACCCTGACCATATCCGGCACGAGATGTTTCAGACGTTCTTCTGATCTCTGGGAAAATATATATGTCATGGCGCGCTCACTCTCTGGTTCAGGGTCTGGACATCGCTGCGGATATCGGCGATCTGGGACTTGATGACGGCGATGTCCGCGCGCATCTCGCCGACCACGCGGCGGCCGGTGACATCGTTGTCGAGCTGGTTTTGAAGCTGGCGGATGCGTTCGTCGGTAACGGCCTGTTTCTTGACGACCCAGGCGATGAGCTTTACGGCTGCCGTTACGACCGCCGCGCTGTGCGCCAGGATGGCCAAAAGCAGCCCCCATTCTGCTGGTGACATGGAAATCTCCTTTGTGATGGTTGATTAATAAGTCGACAGCACGACCCACTGCCCGCCGTCCGAGAAAATGGTCATGGCGGCGAAGTGGGATGTCAGATTCCAGATTTGGGCATCGGGGCCGCCCGATCCCCCGGCGAGCTGAATCTTCACATGGTTCGACGACGGGTCGATCTTCTTGATCGTCGCCAGCCGCCCCACGGCGTCGGAAGGATCCGGCAGCTGGAACGTCACCAGCCCCGTGAAGGCTGAGACAAGGTAAACCCTGTGCAGCATGCTGGCCTCATACAGCCCGCCGGAAAGCTCCGAGCTGTCCACGAAGGTGCTGAGAGCCGGAGTCCGGTTGTCGCTGACGATCCACCAGTTGGCGCCGTTCGACATGAGAGTGATCGTGTCGAATTGCTGGAGCAGGATAACGTCCCGGCGATCCGGCCCCGGCCCATCGGCTTCCTTGACGGTGATGGGATTTTCCCGCAGATCTGATTTTTTCAGCGTCACCCAGCGTCCGACTGCGTCGGCGGCGTTTGGCAGGATCAAATTGTAAGGCAGATTGAACGAACTGAGCAGATAGAAGGTGTGCTCCAGATCGATCTCGATATCGCCTTCGTGATCTTCCGGTGGATCGATGAAAGTCGTTCCCCGCGTCATCCCGTCGATATGGATGTCAGACACCCATGTTTCCTTGAGAAAATTCTTGTAAGGAAATCCGGCGTTGTAAGCCTGATATTCGCCGTGAAGCGTCGGATCCCAGATGGCTGCTCCGCCCGTCGCCGAAAACAGATTGACGATGGAAGTGTTGGTGCTGCCGTTGTCGATCCGAACGCCGGGGGCAAGACCCAGGCTCTCGGCGTAGAAATTGACGATCACGTTGCTGTCGGTAGAAAATCCCAGCCGGAAGCAGGCTTCCGCAGAGGTGTGAACATTGGCCTCGCAATCGATGAACGAATTGTTGTACCGGCCCGCGCTGATAAAAAAGCCGCTGCCGGACATGGGAGCCGACAGTGAATACACCCGTACATCATGCAGTTTGTTGGCATTGGGGCTGTCGCCGAAGGTTTCCGGGTCTTCCCAATCCCCCGGCGTGACCGTGAACAGAACGCCGTTGAGCTGCGGCCTTGCGATCAGGATGCGGCTGGCATTGTTCCAGTAGCATGGGTTTTCAGTGTTGTCCCAGCCATCGAACACCAGGCCGTTGACGCAATCCCATATCGAGACATTTTCGATGACGTTTTTGACGCAAGGGCCGTCCCGGCCATAGAGCATGATGCCGGAGCCGCCGCCCACGACCCGAAGGTTCTGGACCGTGCAATAGCCTTCGACGATCTCCACGGCGTTAAAATCGGACGGGTAATCCGGCAGCTCGATAGGATCATAAGGAGCTTCGCGCGCCTGGATCACGGAGATGTCGCCAGCGCCGAATAGCATACGTCCGTATGCAAGAACGATGGGGGCGGTCGTCCGGTAGGTGCCGGGCGGCAAAAACACCGCGCTGTTCTCGGCCAAAGCCGTGTTGATGGCCTCGGTGTCATCCACGATGCCGTCGCCGAAGGCGCCGTAATCCTGAGGCGTGACGACCTCCCGGCTGCCGAGATATTTCCGTAAATTCAGCTTGTTGACGTTCTGGCCGGGGATCAGAATGTCATCGATCTTCTTGGACATGTTGTTTTTTCCAGAATTTATTTTTAAGGCTAGTGGTGCTAAAACCGCTCATGGGTGACGTATTGAAAATCTTGCCGCAGTCATTTGTGGCATTCATCGATGAAACCGGCAGCGAGGATTACGCCGATCCTCTGTTTCCTGTTTTCGGCTATGGCGGTTGTGCCGTCATGGGGTCTGCGTACAAAAAAGTTCTGGCAAAACCCTGGCGGCAGCTGAAAAGAGAGCGTCTAGGTGGCGCCAGCAAGCCGTTCCACACGACCGACTTTCAGAAATCGAAGCCAACCATCGCCCAGATCACGGGCATAAACCGCTTTGTAAAAAATCCGTTCTATCGTTTTGCAGGTATTACAAGCATTGATACAGAACGTCCAAACGACATGGATGGTCACAAAGCGGCTGCCACTGCTTTGGTCCTGCATATTAAAAAGCTGGTGGGCAGAAATGAGGCGGAAGCAGTTGACCTTGTATTTGAGGATACAGAGCGAAATAAAGAACTGGTAGAGAGAGACTTTAATCCAAACTACCTCGATGCTCAGAATTTCAAAAATATATCGGGCAGAAGCGTCAGTTTTAATTGTTATTTTTTATCTAAAGCGTCGAACACTCCGGGGCTGGAGGTTGCTGATCTTATTGTCCATACCGCCGGACGGCAGGAAAGACTTAGGCGGTCCCCGGTTATAAAGGGCCGAGACTTTCAGCCGGACTTTGTCGAGGTTTTTCAGTGTGTGGATCGCAGTTTGCATGAATACATCTCTGTTGAGGGTATAAAAAAGGAATATCTATAGTTCTGCACTGGCCAAAATCATCGCGCTGGTGCCGCGCTGGATGTGGAACCGGCCTGACGTCAGCCCTGAAAACAGGGCAATGTCGGCCCGGCCATTGTCCTTGGTGTTCTCATGGATGGTGCCGATATGCGGCGCGGACTGCGAAAAGTCCGCCGTGTAGCCATCCGTGAAGTCGAGGGCTGCCGTCACTTCGTAAGTGGGAGCGATCCGCATGTCGGGATGGTTCAGGACAACCTGCATGTTGCTGCCGGAGTTGGCGACGGCCACCAGTCCCGTAACGGGCCGCAGATAGCGGTGGACGAGCTTCATTTCCAAAGCAACGGGGCGCAGCTCGAACGGCCTTTGCACAGATCCGACGCTGAATTGCTGTTCAGCCAGATAAAAATCCTTCGTTGTGATGGCGCCGCAGTCAATTTTGACCTCGATCTCGATACCATTGCGGCAATCGCCCATATCAGGCACGGCTAGCTCAATTCCGGCGTTCGTGTCATTGGCGACCGAAACCGTATCGGTGGCGATCTGCGTGGTGGTAGAAAAATCGTCCGCAGCGTCGGCCTTGCGAACCGTAATGATGTAATCCATTGCCGATCCAACGTCATGGTACGTCCGCGCCGAGAAATGAGCCGCCTGGTTGTAAAAAATAGCCGCGTCCTTGGCCTCGATCCGGCGACGGAACAGAACCGCGCCGGAAGAATCCAGCGTGGCGTCCTCCACGAAGCACGCGCCGCCCGTGGCCGTCAGCGTGAAGGCACTGGTGACCTGCTTGATCGTGCCGGCCGACACGGTCCCCTCGGCTTTGACCGCCAGCAGGTCCACCGGACCGTATTGCCAGGAATTGCTCAAGGATTGTTGACCGCGATGGGACAACAGACAGCCGCCATTGATGATGGCGTTGACCAGGCCGGGATACGGCGTATTGATAAGATCGGCGTAATCCCCGCTAGTGGCGACATCGGCCAGGTCTTCAGGCTGAACGGCAGTGTCGGCCTTGGCGCCTTGCGCCGCCGTGGCAAAATCTCCCGTATCCGCCGATGCCGCTGTGCCGAGATCTTCGGGCTGGACGGCAGTATCGGCTTTTGCGCCTTGCGCGGCGGTGGCAAAATCGCCGATGTCGGCTCCCGCCGCCGTTCCGGCATCGGCGATGTCGGCCAGAACATGCGTGTGTCCTTCGGACGACAGACCGTCGCGGATATCATCCACCGTGGTCTTGCGCGTGGCGCCGTCCTGTACAACCGGGATTTGCTCATCGCCGGTTAGCGTCCCGGCATCGGGTAATTCAGAGATTTTCTTTGTCGTTGTCATGATGTTACTCCAATACAAGGACGATTGAGGCGTCGCCGGAGGTGGTCGCATCGACCGGACCGGCGAAAGCCGATTTGTTGCCGTAGCGGTCGACCGACCGCAGCCAGTAGTAACGGGTCGTGCCGCCCGCGAGATTGTTGCGGGTCAGTTCGTTGCCGTAGACTTCGGAGATACGGGAAGCATCCGTTTCGGGATCCTCCGTATCCTCGGTGTTTTCCCAAACCTCGACGTACCGCAGATCGCTGTCCGCCACGCGGTCCCAGCTAATGTGAATGTAGTCGGCTCCGGCGTCCGCGACGGGATTTTGCGGCACCGAGGGCGGGACGGCGGTGTTGTTGGGAGCAACGACCTCCGGTGAAGCATCAAGGCTTTTCAGGTCGCTGACCGAGAATTCATAGATGGACGCGCCGTCCTCATCGAGCGTCAGATCGACGCCCAGATCCTCCGTCATCGACCATGTGGTAACGGTGCATGGCAATCCGGCCAGACCGAAGCGCGGCAGGTCGACGGCCACGGTATTGCCCGCCGCCAGCTGGAAGCCCACAAGATTGGACGGAAACAGGATCTGTTTTTGCCGTCTGTTTTGTTCCAGCGCGATCATGCCGATGCGTTGCGCCATTGTGGACGACTGCGTGAACGGCAAATCCAGCGTGGCGGCGATTTTCTCTTCTCCGTCCTGCGACACATAAGAGCTGTTCGACACCTCCGGGTAATCGGTCGGCTGCCACTGGTGGTCCGGCGAGACGAACGCGCCGCGCACGGTATTGACCAGGGTGCGGCGAGAGCGGTGTGGCTTGAGCATGACCGCGTCGCGGGCGTGTTGTGGCTCCAGCGTGAACATGGGCGCAATATAAGCGCCGACCTTGAGCCGCCATTTCCCGCCCGTATAGGTCAGGAAACCGGCGCAGGAGGTCAGCATGTCCTCCAGAATATCGCGTGGGTTGGCCGCCAGATCGACAACGCCGTTGCATGTGTAGCGTTTTTCCGTGCTGTCGATGGTGTCCACTTCCTCGTCGCAGATATTGGCCGCGGCGATGAAGGAATTGAGGTCGATTTCGTCGAGCGAGGCGCCGAGGCCAAAGTCCGACATAACGTAATCAAGAATGCAAAGGGCGGCGTTATCAGACCATGCCGTTCCTTCCGTGCGCGGGTCGTAAACCTCCCGGCCTTCGACGACCGCCGATATATTCGGCAGGCCGCTGGCATAGGCGGTTTCGTCCCAGCGCAGCATGGCGTGGATGTAGGTCAGTCCACGGAGGCGGTGACCGCTGGTCCACTTGCCGCTGCTGTTGTCGATCAAGACCTGATCGGCAAGCTGATCCGGCGCTCCCAGATGCTTGTAGCCGCTGGCATAGACAACGCCATCGCGCTTGTACGGGTCAGCCGTGGCGTCGCCGCTGCCATCCAGAGCGACCACGCCATCGTTGAAATAAATATCGTCGATGGCGTTCGATTCATGCGCGGCCAGGACGATCACGACATGCAGTATGTCCAGCTTGTCGCTAGAGCCATTAACGGGGCGGCTGTGAATAAATACGATGGGGCCGCTGACCCGCGTCTTGCCGTAGACGATGCGGTGGCTGGTGATAGGCTGACGCACCATCTGCGTCCGGCCACCGCCCTTGATTTCAGCCGACAGAAGACTTGAGCTTTCGACGCGCGGGCGATCCGGCTCCTTGCCGAACGCCTTTGATCCCAGATAGGAGACGCCAACGGAAACGACGCCGCCCGCGATGGAGCCGACGATGGTTCCGATCACGCCGCCGCCAATGGCCGCGCCAATCGCGTGGCTGACGAGACCGCCAGCCACGGCGCTTACAACAGGAATGGCTTGAGGCATTCATCCGATCTCCCATGCGCGAATTCCTTGGAGTAGAGGAAAGGCCGTCAGGCCGCTGAAGCCTGGGCAGACGATCCAGTCGCCGACGCACACGCCCAGCGTTTCGCCACGCCCCGCGTCGAGCAGGCAGACGTCGCCCCGGCGCGCGCAAAGAGGCACGATTTCAGGGATGGCGTGGGAACGGGCGACCGCTTCGGCCACGCCGCCAACCCCGCCGAATTTTTTCAGGACTTCCATCGCTTCGCGTCGTGTCTTGTAGCCACGGAACGAGCCGGCAAGGTCAATGCCGGTAAGAACGAGAGCGCAATTGCAGGCAAACAGGCAGCAATCGTTGTTGCCCCAGGAAAAAGGCAGATGGTAGGCGCGCTCGATCTCGGCGGCGAGAGCCTCCGGCCAGTCGGTTCGGCGTTTGAGCATGATGTGATGTCCAGAAAATAAAAAAGGCTCCGCGAGGGGAGCCTTTTGTTGATCAGAAGATGATTAAATTATTAATCTTCGTCCATAAACTTAAATTCTATGGAATATTTTTTCAAAGAAAGCGTTGGCACAACGCGCGCGGCAGCCTTCGCACGCCTATCAAAATCATGAGCAACTAAAATTCCGCGCACTGGTCGATCTCCCTCTTCCTCGTGCAGATCGCCCATATAGCCTAAAATTTGGCCGATAGAGCGACTATCTGCCTTTCCTGCCTTTAATTCTACAACAACGATGGCGCTGTCATCTTCACAAGTAATATCGATTAATCCAGAATTCACAGCTCGCTCTGCACCATCATCAATAATCTTTAGGGATGGATCAAGGCTGGTTATATTGCGCCTTAGCGCAGCCTGCATGTCTCTTTCAAGAGAGAAACGCTGCTGCACAGACTCTTCACCAGATGAAAGAGGTTCATCGTTTTCTTTGGAATTTTGTTCCTGCAGAGAACCACCCTGGAATTCATTATCATTAAGAAACTTTCTATAGCGAACAACTGCGTTTTTATAAGACTGAAGATTATTTCTTATATTTCCTTCAAACTTTATTTTTGAAGGATTTGGTTTATTTGCTCTTTCATCATGGGTCGAATACTCAAGAGCGTTGATCACATCCTGATAAGTTCCATTAGCAAAATGTTCATCAAGATTTCCGTAACTTTCTTCCACCTTTTTTACGCGATGGAGCTGCGCAGTTTGTGTTCCCTCTGAATATTTCTGTTCAGCAAGCCATTTTGGATAATCGGGACGCATAACTTCTCCTAAAACTTATAATCAGCCAATTTACAATATCGGGCTGTATATTACTCTTTTGCTCTCCCCCACGGAATATCTATTTCCTGCAGCGATGGCACATATTCCAGTCCCTTGTCGTTTGGATAGCGTGCTTGCTGATCGGCGTCGGTGTAACGGCGCGTCCTGGCACGTTCCAGATCACGCAGACGGCTTTCGACCATCAGCGTGACCGTGGCGGTGGGGGCGCCGTCCACGATCTCGACCGTGTCCATGCGCCCGTCGAATATGATCACCGGATCGGAGACCAGGGCGCGGTCTTCATCAAGGAACGCCAGATAAACTTTCGCCTTGCGGCCCTGGATCGGCTCGGAAATGACGTCGGCCAGATTTTCCGTTTTGACGCCGGAAAGCTGCATGCTCATTCCGGCAGCCCGCAGCTCCAGCGTTTCCTCGACCGTCGAGACACGGCCCAGCGTGCCGATGCCTTTCCATGTCTGGGAGTCCCATTCAAGATCGCCGACGCCCGACCACAGGCGCGTCGTTCCCGACAGGAAATCCAGCCACGCAAGCAGGATAGGCCGCACCACCTCCTTTTCGGTTTCGGTGGCGGCCGGTTCGTCCAGGCGGTTTGTCACGGCAGGGCTTCTTCCAGTCTGAGGTGATAGGTTGAAATCAAGGGCGGCTTCGTGTCGTTGAAGCCGGAATCGTCATTGATCAGGCGCATGACAACTTTCACGCCGCCTGTTTTCAGGGATTGCCGTTCCACCGCCTCGCGGACGACCGGGGCGATAACGACCTGGCCGTACCCGTTCGCGTCGGTAACGGTATCGAGCAAAATCAAATGACCGCGTTGCGCGGATGTCTGGATGCCTTCGCCAGCAAAGAGAACGCCCTCGATCCACGGCGCAAGGCCGTCGATGGCAAGGCGGTTCCAGGCGCCGCCGACAAGCTCCGGCTGGCCTGTGCCTTCAAAGAAACGACCGCCGACCTGAAACAGGAGGTCGTCGCCGTTCTCGGCTTCAAGGCCGAAGCCTTCCTCCATGCCAATATCAAGCGGTTCGCCTTCTTCCAGCGTCAAAAACTCGCCGCGCTCGGTTAGAAAAGGAATGCCGACGTTTTCACCCCAGATTTCATCGCCGTCCTCCGTCATGAGAAAAACGTCGTCATCGCCGAACAGGAAGGCGTCAAACACGCCGCCGCACAGCGAATTCTCTTCCAGCCCCAGCGGCACGGATTCCTCGATGCACAGGAAGCCGCCATCCTGCGTCATGTCGTCAAAATCATATTCGTCGTCGAAGAACGTCAATCCTACGGCGGCGGCATAGGCATCCATGCTGGCCGTGACCGTTCGGATCTTGGTCCTGCGAAAGTCGGGGACCAGCAGCTTTCCCGCAGGCCCGTTCAGTCCTGCGATCAAGGCATCCATCACGGCGGCCTTTTTTTTCGGCAGCCGGAAGTCCAGCACGGCAACCCAGCGCGTTCCCTTGCGTCCGCGCGCCTGCATCTGTCCCGTAAGAGTGGAGACGAAACTCGATGTGCGCGCGCGAATGTAAAAGCTCTGTCCGACCGGATAGAGTCCTTCTGGCCAATCGGTCGCGGTCATTCTTGTGGCAAAACTTCAATAAGCTGGAGTTGAAAACTGGAACGCAGGCGGTTGTCCGTCAGGTTGCTACCCGCATCATCATCGATCAGCCGCATCAGGACGCGGCAGTTATCCGTAATCAGGTCGCCGGTTTCGACGGGATCGCGCAGGCGTGGCGCGATGGGGACGGAAGCCTCTCCGTTTTCGTCGGCGTCGATGTCCTGCACGACCATGTGCGTCCGGCCCTCGGAAGCCTGGATCAGGTCGCCCGCCAGCAAAACGCCCGTCGCGGACGGGGTAAAGCCGGAAAGGCTCAATGTATTTCCTGTGCCGCTGTCGAGTTGCGGCGCTCCCGCAAGAGAGCCTTTGGCATTAAGCCGCCTGAAATCCGGCATCAACACATAGCCGACCGGGCCTTCCAGGGCGGCCAGCAAAGCGTCGATACGGCGGGAGTCGCGGTCGCCGCGCACGAGCTGCAGCTGCGTAACCCAGCGCGCGCCGTCGCGTTCTTGTACCTGCACATGCCCCGTCAAAGGGCTTTCGAAGCGGATCGTGTTCGTGCGGATAAAAAACGCCTGCGACGCCGGACGCAGATCCAGCGGCCATATAACAGTCGTCTCAGTCAAATCTGCCTCCTCGGCGCTGCCATGAATCCACCACCTCGGCACGGGCTGCCGTGGCGCTGGCGCGGACAATGCCGGGGATACGGGCCGACAAGGCGCGGTCGACGGCTTGCTCCACCTGGCGCGCCGTGGCGGCCGGATCGGTTGATCCGCGCGCATCCACGCTGATCATGTAAGAAGAACCGCCGCCCGATGCCTCCACGCCGAGCTTGCCGGAAGGAAGGCGGCGCAAAGGCATGATCGCCTCCGGCCCGGCTTCTCCCATGAGGCCGATACCGTTGGCCATCGGGAAAATCGTCGGCTGGAACACGACCGAGCCATTTGCAAAGGCGTGGACCGGCAGTCCGCCCGCGAAAACATTTCCTTGGGCATTGGCGCCGCCGAAGAACCCGCCGATGGCCTGGTTCAAGGCGTTCGCCAAGGGGCCGGTAATCTGGGTACGAATGATCAGCCGCGTGATGTCGGCGATCATCGAATTCACCATGTCCTTCCAGTTGACCTTTCCGGTGGTGGTGAATTCAACCAGGGCATCCTCCAGCCCTTGCAACATTTTTGTCGTGACCTGCTGGACCTGGGAGGCCATGTCTGTGGCTTCGTCAGCATAATCCTGCAAGGCGCGCTGGACGCCCGCCGACCATTCCTTGCTATTTTGCAACATGGTATCGCGGGCGCGTTTTGAGGCGGCCTCGTATTCTTTTTGGTTAATCGCGCCTTCCTTAAGGAGCTGGTTCAGCTGCTCCATCTCCTTGTTGTATTTTTCCTGCGCGTAGGTCTGTTCCTCCGTCAGCTGCTTGATGTCATCGATCAGGGCTTTGCGGCGTTCTTCCTCCTTGCGCTTTTCCTCCAGCGCGGCTTTTTCGTCGTAGAGAGCGCCCGCAAGACGTTCGACTTCTTTGCGTTGGGCTTCCGTGGCCTCGGTCGAGAGGCGGCGGGTTGCCTGGTCGATGAAATTCTGCCGCTCGGATTTTCCCAGCGCGGCGATTTCAATATTTAGGGACTCGACGACCTTCTGGTTGGCCTCGATAGTCTTGGCCTTCTGTTCAGCTTCGGCTTTGGCGCGTTTGTCCGCAGCTTCGGCGCGTTTTTTCTCGGCGTCCGCTTCCTGATCGGCAAGCTGTTTGAGGCGGACGTTTCTGACCTCAAGGGCATCGGAGAGCAGTTTGTCGATCTCGTCGGAATTGAAATCATTCCGCAGGGTTTCGATCAGATCGACCTGTTTCTGATACTCGGCCTCGATCCGCTCGGCCCCCTTGGTGGTGAGATCGAACAATTGCTGTTCGAGTGTGTTTCTGAGGCTCTCAGCCTGCTTTGCCTGCTCCTCCAGCTTCTGCAGGGCGGCTTCCGCGCTGGCGGCGCCCGCCGTGTCGCCGGAATCGGCTTTTGCATTCTTCTCGGCTTCGAGCTTGTCTTTTTTATCCTGCAGCTGCTTGCGCTGCTCTTCGAGCCGGTCGATCTCCGCTTGCAGTCTGTTGGTTTCGACATGGAACGGGTCGATGAGAAAGCCGAGCTTCCCGGCCTGCTGTTCCTGATTGCCGATGCTATCCAGTCTCTTTTGCAGACCGCCGATGCTCTCATCGAGATTTTTAATGTCGCGGTTGACGCTGCGAAGGCTCTGGCCTTCGAGTTTGAAGTCGCCGCTGAAAAAGAGCTTCATCTTTTCATAGGCGTTTCCCGCATCGGCAGCCAGCTCCGACAGGACGCTGGAAGTGTCCGCGATGATGGGGGACAGATCCAGCAAGGCCCGGTTCAGGTTTACCGAAATGACCTTATGAAGTATGGACAGCTCGTCTTGTGCTTTTTCGGCGTTGCGGAGCAGATCCTCATCAAGGACAAGACCGAGGTCGCGCGCTTTCTGGCGCATGGTCTCCATCTCGGCGGAGCCTTTGGCCAGAAGATTGACCATTGCAACGCCTTCGCGCCCGAACAGATTATAAGCCACGCGCGCGCGTTCGGTCGGGCTTTCAATGCCGCTCAGGGCATCGGAAACCTGATTCAGGATGCTTTCCGTGCTTTGCAGGCGGCCTTCCGCATTGAGGACGGAGATGCCCAGAAGGTTGAAGGCATCCTTGGCTTCGCCCGTGCCTGCCGCAGCCTCGCCGATACGGATCGTAAATTTTTGCAGCGCCTTGTCGAAACGCTCCTGCGACACGCCGGACAGATCGGCGGCGAAGCGCAGTTCCTGCAGCGCATCGGTGCTGATCCCGATATTGTCCGCCGTCTTGGCGATGGCATCAGCGGAGTCGATGGCGTTTTTCGTCAGCAAGGCAAGGCCGCCGATGCTGACGGCGCTCAACGCCGAGGCAGCCATCAGCTTGATGCTGCCCGACAGGGACTTTGCCCGACTGGTCAGAGCTTCAAGACCGCCAGAGGCGCTCTTGCCGCCTTTTTCGATCTGCTGCAGAGCCTTTTCGCCACTGGCGCCGATTTCGACAAGCTCGGCCTTGACCTGACCGCCGTCCTCGACCGCCAGCCTTACGGCGTATGTGTATTTAACATTACCCATTCTCGTCCGTACCGTTGTCGTTCAAGAGCGGAACGATGGCGGCCTCCGCTTCCTGCAAAAGCTCGGAAACCGTGGCCGTGTCGTAGCCGCGCATCTGTGCTATCTGGAGGGCTGCATCAACGCCCAGACCGACAACATGGCCGGAGGGAGAAAGACGCAGCTGGCCAAGAGAGGCCATGAGGACGTCCCACGCCTGGAATTCTTCCTCGTGGATCAGTCCGTGTTCTTCGTAGGGGCATCCTTCGCAGACGAAGCCGAGGCTTTTGCACCCTTGGCAGTATTCCGGCCCTCCGCCGCGCTGGAAGTGCCAGCCGCAGAGAGCCTTGATCCGTTTTTTGAGGCGTTCAGGAGAACCTGCCGGAGCGTGAATTCCTGATAAAACCGTTCGCCGACCGGATAAAGATCCATCACGGCGCGGAGATTATCGGGCGTGGGGGCGGCATCCTGTCCGTCCAGCTCCACGCCCTTGAGGGCGGTGGCATGGCGGAAGGCAAGCTCGTAAATGAGGTATGCCTGGTATATGCCGTCTCTCGTTTCGGCGTCGGCGTCCTTGGGGGCGTTTTTATCCGCTTGCCGCCGGGCGGATGCCTGTGCCGCAAGCATTGATGCCGTCGTGAGAGGGGTAACCGTGACGACGATGCCGTAAGGCAGATCGAGATCGTAGGGTTCGTTTTTCTGTTTCAGGCTGATCATGCGTACTGACTCCCGTCGAGATCGTTGAGAAGAGTGACCGTGAGCATCTGTCCGGCGCTTTCGTTCTTCGCGCCGCGAAACTCAAACGTCGCCTGCACACCGCCAGGGCCATTGACGGAGACTTTGGGTTTGGGGAGATAAACCTCATGCGCCGTGATGGTCAGGGACAATCCGCTGTCGAGCGTGTAGGAAAACTCCAGATCCACCGGATCGCCGTCCTGCGCCTTGTCGAAGAACGTCGTGTCGGCGAACCGGACGTCAATGCTGCCCGTCAGGGCGGCCACCGTCGGATCGGCGCCGTCGATCTTGCCATCGTCGCGGATGGTTTCGATGCGCTCCAGATTGTTGGAGTAAGTGACGCTGCCCGCCGTCAGGTTGGCGATGGGGACACCGCCGCTGCGGATCTCACCCTGAAACTGGCTGATCCGTCCGAAGGTGAGCGTCTGCGGTGTGCTGCCGAGCGTGGCGCCGTTCCGGTCCTCGCCCTGGGCGATGGCGTTAACCGTCGCTGTTGCCGCACCCGAACGCTGAAAACTGAATGCGATGGAATTCAACACTACGCCGGTATGCATGAAAAAGGCCGGGATCTTGGACAGGCCGACCTCAATGGAATAGCTCGGCAAATCGTCGGAACCGGAAGCGAAAACGTGGGCCGTCCCGCCGCCTGTCAGCGTGTCGCCGCTGACCGTGGCTGCGGAGGCTTCGAGCGTGAAGGCGTTTCCAGCCTGTCCGACCGTATCGTGAACGACCCGCAGGCGTTGCGTTCCGGTGGGGCGGCTGTAGGTGGCATCGTTGACATCATCGTCGCTCGACCCGTTCAGGACGCTGACGATTTCGTCGACCGTCTGGATCACCGTACCCTGAATGTCGATTTCGTTGGCGCCGGGGGTGTCATCGACAAACGTGAATTCCACGCCGTTAATGGTGATGGTGTCGCCAGCGGTGGGATTGACCGAAAAATCGATATAACCTTCCGCCGCCACATCGTCGGAGTCGGGATCGCCGAAAATGCCCGTCAGCCAGAATCCCAGGTAACGCGGATCCACCGGCACGGCGATGTCGCCGTCATCGTTGATTACATCACGCAGGGGCTGGGCCGGATCGCGTCCGAAACCAAGCACCGGGTCGTCAATCAGCCCTTGTTCGCTGCTGAGATTGCAGCTGGTAAAAGGCATTTTCCAGTAATTGCCTGTCGCGCGTTGCCCATACGTCGTTTCACGCTTGAGCAGAAGCGCGGCATTCGAGCCGTAAGCTCTTGCCATATCAAGTCTCCATTTGCTAGGGGTTAAAAGAAAAACGCCCTCTGGGGAGGACGTTCGGTAGTTGTTGACTTACTTGCGAAGTGAAGCGTTCATCGGATGAAAAGGAGATGAACCATGAAATTGCATTTTCCGTGGACGGGGATTGAGAAATCCCTCGAAGAAATAAAGACGGCCACCGCCGCAAAATCGCTGTACGGACAAGAGACCGGAAAAGGTCTCTGGCTCGTCGGCGATCAGGGCGTCTATCTCATGCCCAACACGACGGACGGCAAACACAACCGCGACCGAAAGGAAAACGAAACCTTGCTGGTCGTTTACGCTCGTGAATGCGATCCCACCGCGCTCGATTTCGAGACTTGGTGGGAAAACAAACGCGCATCATTTGGCGGCGACGACGGCGTCGATTTCCTCAACCTTGAGACGGTCGAGAAGCTGGCAGCCAATCCTCCAAAACCAAATGAAAAACCTCAGTATCTTGTGATCGACATTTCACCGAGCCAATTCAGCGTCGGTGTCGTCTGGGGTACGCTGCATTAATCACGACAACGGCGTGTCGGCCTCGTAATCCGCCACAAGAATGATCGTTCCTGTTTTTATCGCCGGACCGCCGATAACCGGCTCGATGCTGACTTCTGGTCGGCTGTAGGTCAGTCCCGCCACAAGGCCGTCCAGATCTGGGTTTGATTCCAGAGCCTGTCCGATCTCCAGCAGCATGGCGTCGAATTTTTGATCCCGCTGGGCAGGATTTCCTTCCTCGACATAGACCACGATCTCGATGGCATGCTGGTAATAGGCGCTGCCAAAGCCGCCAAGGACAAGATCGGGATCGCCGGGGTCGCCGTCATAAATGACGATCAGCCCGTCGTTCGGAATCTTCTCCGGCAGCACGGAGTTGCGTTCCACGTGCGCGGAGCAGCCGTCGCCGAGGACGGTCTTGAGTTTCTCCAATATTTCCTCGGCCTTGCTACTCGGCATTTTCGCGTGATCTCCGTGCGTGTTCCTGCTCGATTAAATTCGGCATTTTGTCGATCCAGATTTTGGCGGCACCCGCCACATCGAGGCGTTTTTCCAGCTTCACCTGACGGATCAGGATGAACATGATCGCCGTCGTCAGCCCTTTGCCCGTCCGCAGGGCCGTTTCGCTGGCCTTGCGGAAGCCCCGCAGCTGGCCGGTCTTACGGCTGTAGGAGGCACGGGCATTGTGAACCACGAGGAAGGACGGGCCTTTCTCGCGGTAAACGAATTCCAGTTTTCCGAGTTTGGCTTCAGGAAACGTCGTGGGCGTGATCCTTTTGCCGTCCGTGCCGCGTTTCGGCGCCACGGCGGTGGGGATAGCCAGCCAGACGCCGCCCGCTTTCGGTTTGATCAAGACGCCCTTGTCGAACGCTTCGACGATGCGCGGCGCGCGCGTATAGACCAAACCGGCCGGATCGTATCCTTTGTTCTCGTAAACCTTCGACCGCCACGCATTGGCCAGCTTGCTGCCCATGCCAGCGCCGGTAATCTGACTGCGCAGGGCCGTCTTAAGGCCGTCCGCCGCTTCTTTCGTTCCCGCCTTGATCGCGCCGGTGAGAGTCGAAAACTCCTTCTCCATATCCTTGCGGATGGAGCCGATGATCTTGGCGGTAAACTTCATGCGGGTCTCGTATCAAGCGTCCAGACGAGGCGGTCGACATCAACGCTCAGGGGTTCGCCTTGGATGACGTAGGTGTCGTCACCGACAATCAGGCTGTCTCCCTCGGCGGGAGTTACGGGTTCCGAGCGGCGCATCTCGAATACCCGCGTGGAGACGCTGATCCGCGTCATGTCGAAGGCAATGGTTTCATCCTTGGACTTCGACACAACGCGGACGCTGACGGAGGGGCCGGACTGAGGAACGTAGACGGCGTCGACGCCAAATGCTGCAAACACGGCATCGACAGCCGTCATTCCGATTTCACTCATAGTCACTTGCCCTTGGTCAGCTTATCGAGGAAAGCCTGCGCCTCGGCTTTCGGCAAAGGCTTCTCCGTCAACACGACGCCCTCCGTGTCCACAACGTCGTATTTCCCGAAGCCTTGGTGGCGGAGAGACGGAGTTGCGGCTTTCTTTTGATCGCCGATCTCCGTGACAGCAGCCGTCAGAGCCTTGGGGACATTGCCGTCAGGAACGCCGATCACTTCGCCGCGCTTGAACTCGACGGCTGTGACGACCCTGTACAGGCCATCCTTCAGCTTCTGAAGGTTCTGCAGGCGTTTTTGCGCCTGCTGTTCCGTCAGCTGCAAAAGAAAACCGGGGGCAAAGGAAACTCTGACCCCGGTCACTTCATATTGCTTTGTCATGGATACCTCCTATCAGATCAGGGAGGCGAGGCAGGCATATTGCCAGAAGCCGAACCCGACGTTGCGCCAGGTATCGACACCGTAATGATGCTTGTCCTCATTGAACTCCAGCTCGGAGCCTTCCGCGACGGCCTTGAGCATGACAGCTTCTTCTTCCTGACGGATGAAGGGCTTTACAGCTCCGTCCGTGCGGAACACGGCGAACTTAGAGGTCCACGGCAGACGCGGGTTGGGCGCGACCTTGAGCATGATCGCATCCATGACCTGGATGATGTTGGTCTGGCCGTGGGTGAGAACCGGCGCTGCGGTCGCGGCTTTCGCCACATGCCACATCGGAACCGGAACCATGACCAGGAACTCCCGTGCGTTTTCGTTCAGAGGTTCGCCCTGATCATCCTTGAAGCCGAACATGGCTTGTACGCATTGCAGGATGGCCAGTTGCATTTCCTCAACCGAAGGGACGGTCGTGCTGCCGTGAACCTCGGTGGGCAACCCGCTGATATCGACGCTCAGAAGGTTGCTTTGGCTGCCACTATCGCCTTCGGCGTGGTCAGTATCGAAGAAATACTGCCCGTCGTAAGCAACCCTGGACTCGCCATTGGCGATCAGTTCCGAGATCAGCTTTGCCCAGTGAGCGTTCGTGCGGTCGGCGAGTTCATCGACACGGACCATGATCTGTCCGGTCTTGTCTCGCTTCATCTCGCGCACGAGCAGTTCCAGCGTCGCCTCGAAATGTTTGTTTTCGATGGTGATGCCGTTCTCACGGAAGCCTTTGGCATGACGCCCGCCGATCCATTCACGCATCGCCGGGACTTGACCGAGCCATTTATAGGTCTCGGATTCCTGATCGGAGGTGAAGTAGTTCGAGAGGGCGTTAATCCATTCCAGCCCCGGATTTTGTTCCAGTCGCTGGTAGTACCGGCCAATAATGGCGCGGCTAGAGAGCGTTGTCGCACCCATAGTCTGTTTCTCCTATTGATGTTGGGAAGTGTTGAAAGAAAAACGGGCCGATTAAGCGGCGGCCCGCAGGACGGTGTAGGCGATGACGGCGTCGTTGCTGGTGTTTGCCGCAGACAGCGTCAACGTCAGCTCATCGTCGTCGCTGATCTCGGCGGCCTTGAGATAGGCAGCCTGGGTCGGAGCGGTTTCGATGGAGGCGACGAGGATGTCCGTCGTCAGAACGCCCGCGACGGCTTCCACAAGGCTGGCGCCGTCGCCAGACCATGTGATTTTTCCCGCCTTCACCACGATGTGGGAGGGCGTGATACCGGGAGCGAGCTTTGCCAGCGATACGGCGGCGTTGGCGATGTCGGAATTGGTGACCGTCGCCGGAGCGCGCGCCGTCCAGAATTCGACAGAAGCCTTTCCATCCGCGATATAACGCCTGACGGCACCGATCTGCGTATTGGATCCTGCCGTCATCGTGAACGTATCATCGTCAGACGCATAAACCGGCTTGCCAACGTCATCGATGGTCAGGCCGGTAATGTTCAGAACGATAGTGCCGCGCGCGACGACGCGGACGTTCTTTGCGCCGTCCGTGCCGCCTGCGTTGTCGCACTGCCGGAGGGCGAACCCGCCGAACACATCGCCTGCGACAAGCGGGCGGGCGTAGCCGGAAGTGTTGAGGCCCACGGCTGCGCCTTCGTAAATGACATCGCCGGTGATGGCCGGGAGATCATTGTGGTCGCCGAGTTCGTAATCCCTCGGCTTGTCTGTTGCCAGAGTCGTCATGGAGTTTTCTCCTGTAATGGTTGAGAGTGGGGTTGCTGATTACTTCGCGGCGAAGCGGCGGACACGGCCTTCGTCTTCCGCTTTGCGGAAGGCGATGTAGGTTTCCTTGTCGCCGAACTCGTCACGAATTTTGGGATCCTTCACCCATTCGGCGGCGGCCCGTTCCTCGATGGGAGCGGAAGCGTCAACGCCGGGGGTTGTGGGCTGGGGATCTGTTGCGGGGCCGATGCCTTTGTTGGCATTGGCATCCTCCCTGCGGGATTCGAGGAAGGAGAAGCCGCGTTGCTTTTGCGCCGCGACCATCTTCATCGCCAATTCTCCCGGCTGGGTTTTGCCGTCTTTTTTGGCCTCGGCGATCATGTCTTCATGACCGGCGATTGCCATGTCTTCCAAGGCGAGGATGCGTTCGCGTTCGGCTTTTGCGCCTGCCGCCATGCCTTCCTCGTAGCCTTGCTTTTTGATGGCGTCCTGGGATTGCTCCCGGCCTTCACGGATCAGCACGCCTGCGATCTGCGGAAATTCACGCATCAGGAATTCCGCCGTGACCTGGTCACGCCGGATTGTTTCCGCGCCGCCAGCAGGCGACGCAGGGTTCTCTTGCTTAGTCATAGTCTCTCCTTGGTTTGAGGGTTGAATTTCGGGATCGAACACAAGGGCCAGCGCGTCCCGAAACCCGCCGACCATGTCAGCCATGCCTACGCGCACAGCCTCGCGGGCGGGGAGGACATCCCCCCGTCCGAAGTCTTTAAGAACCTTGTCCTCTGAAACGCCGCGATGAGCTGCGACGGCGGCGACGAACTCGGCCTCCATCGCATCAAGGCGGCGCTGGATGGAATCCTGGCCTTCCCTGGTGCTGGGATCGATGTTCTTCCCCGGCGCATTGCTGGAGACAAAGCGAACCCAGCCTCTGTCCTGATCCTTTGCGACAGCCATCGCCACGCCGATGGAGCCGAGCGAGGTCGTCGGACCGGCCACGATCCGGTCGGCAGCAGAAGCGATCCAGTACGCAGCAGAAGCCGCGTTGCCGTAAGCGTATGCGACAATCGGTTTTGCTCCGCGCGCGGCGGCGATGGTGGAAGCCAATTCTTCGACGCCTGTAATCAGGCCGCCAGGACTGTCAATTCGCAGGACGATCCCACCGATGGCCGGATCGTTGACCGCTTTATCGAATTGCGCCTCGACCGACTGGACATCGGTGCCGCCGAACAGCGCCGAGAGGATGTTCGGATACGGCGTGATGACGCCGGAAATGTCGATGACGGCGATGTTTCCTTGCTGCTGGAATCCCATCTGGGCCGCGAGAGGCAGCGCACGGATGGCGCCTTGGGGCGCATCGGAAGGCAGAGCGTCGATCTGGATAGCAAGGCCGGTGCCGGAAGGAATGTCCCACATCACGCACCGCCTTCCAGTTTCGCCGGAATGATGAACAGATTTCCGTCCGTTCCGTCCGAGATGACGGAAATGACGTCGCCGGGGGTGATGGTTTCGGCCCAATTGATGCCGCCCGCGAGGAACACGCTGCCCGCCGCGTTGGCAGCATCGCCGCCGCCGACGCGGTAGTAGCAATCCTCTGTGGCCACGAGCCGGACGAGCGGCGCGTTGACGGCTTGCGATGCCGCCGCCGTACCTGAAAAAGCGACCTTCTGGCCGCCGTCATAGTCCCATTGAGGCGCGGGAACGGGGATGTGTTGATCCCCGCTGAATGCGCTTTTGACGCGCTCAGTCATGAATAGTCTCCTTTTGTTGAAATCAGTCGGTGGGTTGATCGAGCATTTTCTGCGTTTCAGGATCGGTCGCGCCGGAATCAGCTCCTGTTTCCAGGCCATCCTCCACGCGCATGCGCCGCTCTTTGGCGCGCTGCTTGTGTTTTTGCTCCCAATCTCCTCCCGTCAGCGCCGCCGTTTCCTCGGCCAGCGTGGAAATCCCCATGTTGACCCGCTCCTTGGCGGCATTGGTTTCCTTAAGCTGGTCGATCTGGCCGCGTGGCGGGCCGACCCATTCCGAGTCGAGATAGGCGGCGCGAATGGAGGGATCGCTGAAAAATCCAGGCGCATGCAGGCGTCCGCGCGCGACCGCTTCGGTGATAACGGCCTCGTACACGGGCTGGCAGAACGAACCGGCCAGCCACTGGCGGCGGGAGCGGAAGAATTTCCATGCCTCCACCAGCGCAGCCTGCGCCGCACTATAAGACGCAGTGAAATGCTTGATCAAAATCTCGAACGGGATCTCCAGCGCCACGCCGACCTGACGCAGGATCGCCTGCATGAACGGATCGAACGCCTGGTTGGGACGCTTCGGATCGGCGATCTCGATGCTTTCATAGGGCATGAGATCAAGGATGGCTCCCGATCCCAGCCTGAATTCATCGTCGTCGCGGCCTGTCGGCGTTCCGGCCGGGGCTTCGTTCATCGAGGAAAGCCCGTCGGGATCCTCGGATTTGACAAAGACGGTGAACATGGCCGATATGACCGCCGCCATGATCTCGGCCTCGGTGTATTTGTCGAGTTGCTTGAGGCTTTCGATCACCGGCGCCATGTAGGGAACGCCGCGCACCAGGCCGGGCCGTTGCCGTGTGTACAGATGCAGCATGAGCCGCATCCCGTCGCGCCCATAAGCCGGAACCCGCAAGGACTCACGGCTGCGCTTGTCCATGACATCGCCGGGATGCGCTTTCAAAACGTGATAGGCGAGCGGCGCGCCGTACATATCAAGCTCAACGCCGCCTGACATGAACGGCATGTCCGTCTTTCCGTCAGGATTGCAGACACGGTCGGCCTCGATGACCTGCAGAGCGGTTCCGAACGGCCACATCGGGCGTTCGATGAAGGTTTTCAGGATAAAAACGTCGCCGGATTCAAGCGTCGAGCGCAACACAAGGTCTTGCAGGCCGACGAAACTCTGCGTGCGTGAGGCGTCGCAGTTCTGGCTTTCGGCCCAGAGACGGAATTCCCGTTCGGCGGAACGCTCGAAGTTATCGAAATCCTCTTCGTTTTCGCCAAGAACGCCCTGCAGAATATCGCGGTCAACGCGGCTCTGGACGATCAATCCCGTGCCGACCACGTTGGTTACGACTGTATTCACCGCGCCTGCCGCCAGTGGGGCGTTGCGGATCAGGTCGCGGGAGCGGTCCCGCAGCGTCGGCAGGTCCGGCAATGTGACAGCATTCGCGCTGCCTTCGGAGGTTTGCCAGTATTTCGTCTGGCGGCGGTCCTTGCGGGCGGCGTTATATCCGCCGTATAGCGCCATGACGGCACGAGCTTTTAGACGGCGAATGCCCGTTTCGGGGCTGATCCAACCGATAGCCTTGTCCAGGATGGTCGGTTCAGGGAGGGAGATGCGTCTGCGGCTCATAGCGGCGCTCCCCCGCGTGTGCGGATTCCGCCGCCACGCTGCTGGCGGGCAAGGCGCTGTTCCAGGTAGGCTTCGCGTTCGTACAAGGTCTTGAGATCGGCCTTGCTGACGCTGCGCCCTTCGTAGGACACGCTTTGCCCGCCAGTTTCGACGGCCTCGATGGCCGCGCGCACGCGGTCGAGTTTGTCTTGAATGTCACTCACAGTTTGATTCCTTTGCTGCGGACACGCCGTCCGCGTGATGCTGCCGGCCGCGAAGAAGGTGCGGAGGGACCGTTTTCCGGCCCCTCCGCCTCAGTTGTTGGCCAGCGAGGAGGTTGATCGATGCCAAGGCTTTGTTCGAAGCTCTGCCAGTGCCGTTCGCCGAAGCGGTCGACACCTTCGATGGTCGCCGCGGCGCGGGCGTAGACGTAGCAGTCGAGCGCCTCGTTCCTGTCGCGTATCTTTTGCCATTCATGAACCGCGTAACCGCGCCGGTTGCGGGTCGTCACGAGCTGTTCGGAGCAGAGCTGCTTGAGATACTCTTCATCCACCTTGGGAAGATGGACGTAACCGGGCGGGTACGGATCGCCGCTTTCTTCGGTCGGCGGCACCTTGCGGAGATTGTTAAACAACTCCAGCTTGGCGATGCCGCCGACCACGGCACGGATCCGCAGACCACGTTTGAACCGTTTGCCGTCCGCCGTGACTTCGACGGCGGTTGGAATGCTGACCAGGGCGGAGCCGCGCTGGACGCCTTTGACCACGGTCACAAGACCGGACGGACGCTTCCGCGCCCAGGCGTAAACTTCCTGCGTGGCAAAGCCGGAGTCGATGGCCAGCCGCCGCAGATACAGGTCAAACCCGCATTCGTGCTGCCAGCTTTCCTCCAGCATGGTGTCGAGTTTTCGCCAAACATCCGGCCGGGCGGTGTCGCCCTCCAGAATGCGATGCTCGATCAACCACGATTCCTTGTCGCGGCCCCATGCCCAGACCGAGACTTCGATCCGGTCCTTCTGGACATCGGCTCCCGCCGTGATGAACAGGCCGCCCTTGGGAACGGTGCCGATGCGGTAATCCTCCCGGCGTTCGTAAAGACGCTGCCAGTCTGGGGCTTCGCCGGTTTCCACGTAGGTTTCTCCAAGCTCGGTGTTCTTGAACGACTTGATGGCGGCGTCCGACCCTTGTGCGTCGAGCCACGCGCGCGCGATTTCTTCCCATGACCTCCATCCCATCGGGGAATAGAGACTTGAGAGGTGAAATCCTGCCGTGCGTCCGTCGCCTTCGGCCTGCGGCTCCCAATAGCCGTTCTCCAGCATCCACGTTTTGTGATGCTCATGGATCTCGGCCTGGCAGTGTTCGCATTCGTAATAGACGCCGTCCGGTTTTTTCTCCGGCCATTTCAGTTGTTCGAATTTCAACCACTGGCGGACGCTGCACGCCGGACACGGCACCATGTAACGCCGCTGGTCGCTGGCATCGTATTCACGCTCGATCCGCGACATGCCACGAATGGTGGGCGTGGACACCAGCAGGATTTTCCGGCGCGAGAATGTCCGTGTCCTGGCTTCCGCAAGAGCCACCGGGTCGCCTTCGCCGTCCGCGTCGCCGGGATAGGCGTCGATCTCGTCCAGAAACAGGTAGCGGACGGGCATCGAACGCAAGCCTACGGCGCTGTTCGCGCCGGTCATGACCAGGATGCCGCCCTGGAATTCTTTCGAGAGGATGGTGTTGCCGCTGTCCCGCGAACGGGAGGGAACGACACGCTCCATCAGCGCAGGACTTTCCTCGATGAGCGGATCGACCCGCTGTTTCGAGTTGCGCTTTGCCATTTCCACGGTGGGCAGGACGGCCAGCATCGGCCCCGGTGCATGGTGGATGATAAATCCGATCCAGTTATTGCCGCATTCCGTGCCGCCGATCTGCGATCCCTTCATGAACACGACCCGTTCCACCGGCGACGACGGCGACAGGCAGTCCATGATTTCCTTCAAATACGGCGTCCGGCTTGTCCGCCACGGCCCCGGTTCGGCGGCAGCTTTGCCCGACAGGCGGCGGTGGGCGTCCGCCCATTCCGACACCGACAGGCGCGGGTCGGGCCGCAGGCCGCGCATAACGGCCCCAACATAAACATCCCCTGCGTCTTGAATCATCTCTCATACCGAAAACCCGCGTAATCCTTCGCAGAAAGCAATGAAATGATCGGCGAATTGCCTGGATTAACAGGCGAAAGCGCGCATTCATGGATTCATGATCAACGCGAACAAAAAGGAGAAAACGATGATCAAAACCAAACAAAAACAAGATCCGCTCGATGCTTACATCCTCAAATGCGGCCACATCGAGTCCATGCTCAACCGTCTCACCGAAGCCTGCGACGATCACTTCGGCGACGATCCGGACAAAATCACTTGGGGCCATGTCGGATCGCTGGGCGCCATTGAAGAGAAGCTCCAGCACCTTTGCGACATGGTCTTCAAGGAAGGCGAATACGCACCGGAAAACAAAGCCTAACCATTAACGAAGAGGAGAAAGAAAAATGACGTCACCTAATCTGCAAAAACAAATCGTCGAGATGCTTCTCGACAAAGACTTTTCCGAAGAGAAAAGCGGAAACAAGCAATGGCGGATCTTTTCCAGCCCTGAAACGACTGGAAAGGATAGCCTCTGGTTCGTCCATGAGACTGGAAAGGTTCGTCGTGGCAAAAGCGTTGCAAAGTCTGTTGCCATCACGCCAGAGGCGCGACGGATGCTTGGCCACTGGATGGTTGAGAAAGGAATCGCCACTGAAGACGATCAGCCTCCCAGCCAACCGCCACAGAAAACGCCGAAAGCCAAGACCAAGGCCGCCTCAAAGAGCAAGGCAATCAAGGCTGGCGGCATTCCGGATAAAATCAATAAGACCCTGTCGATCATGTCGGCTCTCCAGCGTGACGATGGCGCCACGGTTGAGGAATTGATGGGTGTTACCGGATGGCAAGCCCATTCGGTACGCGGCTTTCTCTCCACGCAAAAGAAAAAACGTGAGGATTTTGCCCTTGAAAAATTCACACGCGGCGACGGCAAGACGGCCTACAAGATTCCAACGGAAGGCTCCGGCAATGGTTGATAATTATCAGGTCCACACCAGCGGCAGCGCCGGTGAAGCCGCGCTGCTGGCAGTGAACAAGCTCACCAAGAGCCAGATCGCCGATGCCTTGCGGATCTACGCGGAGCGTGAAAATGCAATTATTGGCACGATCCTCGGCGTCAGCATCGACGGTGTGATATTCACGCCCGTCGAAGGCTGGCACCCGAACAGAAAAGACGCGTTTACGGATATCTGCATCGTGCCGTGGATCCAGATCCACGAGTTGCTGGGCAATGTACCCGAAGGCACCACGGAAGGGTTTTTCGACGGGCGTAACCGGAATTGATCGAAAGAATAAGGGGACATTCCATCAGGGAATGCCCCCTTATTCAGTCGGCCTTTCGTTGAAAGCGTTCTCCCGTTTCCGCGTGGACGGCAGCCTTGCCCGTGAATTCTTGCCACCGCGTGACAATCACGTCCACATACTTGGGATCCAGTTCGACCATGCGGCACTGACGGCCCAGCTTTTCGCAAGCGATCAGCGTTGTGCCGGAGCCACCGAACGGATCGAGCACAATGTCCTGCGTCTTGCTGGAGTTTTTGACGGCCCTTTCCACAAGCTCGACCGGTTTCATGGTCGGGTGCAGCGTGTTTTTCTGGGGCTTGTTCACAAACCAGACATCGCCCTGATCGCGCGCGCCGCACCAGTAGCGGTCGTTGCCTTCTTTCCAGCCGTAAAGCAGCGGTTCATATTGCCGCTGATAATCGGACCGGCCGAGCGTGAACGTGTTCTTTGCCCAGATGATGAATGTGGACCACTTGCCACCCGCCGAAACGAATGCGCTCTGCAGCGTGTGCAGCTCTGAGGAACTCATGCAGACGTAAAGCGATCCCTTGGTCACCATCAGCATGTTGGTGATAGCATCGTACAGGAACTGCGCAAAAGCATCGCCCAGATTGTCATTCATGATTGTCCGGCCGCCGCTCTTGCCTTTGCGGGCGCGCTGCTTGTCCTTGGCGGTGTTGCCGTAATCCACGTTGTAGGGCGGGTCGGTGAACACCATGTCCGCAAGCTGGCCGTCCATGACTTTCTCAATGTCCGTCAGGACGGTGGCGTCGCCGCACAGGACGCGGTGAGAACCGAGGATCCAAACGTCCCCGAACTCACTGACGGGATCTTCCGGCGCCTCCGGTACGGCATCGTCGTCGCTGGAGTCGTCTTCTTCATGGCCGAACAGCAGATCATCAATCTCCGTGGGATCGAAGCCCAGAATATCGAGATCGAAATCCTCGGCTTTGAGAGATTCCAGCTCCAGTTTCAAAAGCTCGTCGTCCCATCCAGCGTTCAGGGCGATGCGGTTGTCGGCGATGATCAGCGCCTTGCGCTGCGCTTCAGTCAGATGGGCCAGTTTAATGACCGGCACCTCGGTCATGCCGAGCATCCGGGCCGCGGCCAGACGGCCATGACCGGCGATGATAACGCCGCGTTCATCCACCAGGACGGGATTGACGAACCCAAATTCGGCAATGCTGGCCGCGATCTGCGCGACCTGCTCGTCCGAATGCGTCCGTGCGTTATTGGCGTAAGGCACGAGAGCGTCCAGAGGACGGTATTCGACTTGCAAATTATTCATGGTGGTTAACTTTCGATGTGAGACGCAAGAGTTCGGAACGCATACGCGGCAGCCAGCGGGACCACGCCGTTGCCGCAGAGCCGCAGACGGTCCACCCGGCAGGCCATCCCATCAGCCATTCGGTGAACAGCGGGTTTAAGCGCATCTGGGATGGATCCCCATAGGTCGAGGTCGCCTGGACCTGGGGGCCAGAGCGGAACGCGAGGTTCGCCAACGACACCTGCCGGGTCACCCGATCCTTCATGCCGGGACTGTCCTTCCAGTCCCGCGCCACCGGAGTCGGCCATGTCCTGGCCTGCGTTGTCAGGGAGCCGTGGGCCTTGTTCGTCCTGTCCCCCTGGCGTTTTAGAAAAGTTTCCTGCCGTTCCAACGTTTCGGATGCGCGCGGGGTCAGCCAGTGACGGGCCGTTTCCGCCAGTCCCTTGCCGTGCGTCGAGCTGGTCGAGCCAGGCTCCTGCGCCCTCGGCGTGGGCCAGTATGAACAATCGCTCCCGCTTATGCGGCGCGCCGATTTCTTCCGCTGTAAACAGACCCGTCTTAACGCCGTAACCCAGGCTTCGAAGGTCATCGTGGACCTGTTGGAATCCCAATCGTAAATGGTGGGAGACGTTCTCGAAAAAAGCGATCCTTGGCCGCAGATCGGCAACGATGTCGCGGATGTACGGCCAGAGGTGCCGTGGGTCGCGTTCGGCCTGTTTGCGTCCGGCGATGGAGAACGGCTGGCACGGATATCCCGCAGTGATGATATCCACGCAGCCACGCCACGGGCCGCCGTCGAAGGTGCGAACGTCAGACCAGACAGGCGCTGCATCCAGGGTCTGGTCTTCCATGCGCGCAGCAAGGATGCTGGCGGCATAGGCTTCCCCCTCGACATAACAAACGGTCCGGCAGCCAGGGACGGCGAGCTTGAGTCCAAGCTCAAGCCCTCCGGCCCCGGTGCACAGGGACAGCACTGTGGGGGTACGACAATCCACACGCGAAACTCTTGGTTAAAGGATGGGTTTGCTTAATTCTTCGAGGACGCGGGTAATCTCGTCCCTCATAATCTGGTTTATTTTTCGGCGATCCGTTTCGATGGCTACAATGGCATCAATGCGGTCGGGAATCGCCAACATGCCGTCACGGATGATGCGTCCGCGTTTGAAACCGGCCGCTTTGACCACGTCGATGTCAACGAATTTACCGGCCTCAACCTTGGCCTTGATCTCCAGCAGCTTCGCCTTCTCCGTTTCACTTTTTATGCGAGTCTTGAGAAGCAGCGTAGGCAGCTCGGATGCAAGAATAGTTCTTTTGGCAGGATCTGCCGTTTCCTGCTGCTGCGAAGATTTACGCCGCAGCGCTCTGGCAGGTTCGCGCCGCGCCTCGATGATAGCGTCGGCAACGGCTGGATCGATCTTCCCGTCCGTTAAAGGCAGAACCCCCTTCTGCACCAGTTCGCCGATGTACTGACGGCTGACGCCCATGCGCTTGGCATAGGCGATCTGGGTCAAAAGCTCAGGGTTCATACGGAAAAAAATCCTGTCAAGTTAGGCTCTGACTTGACGAACTATTCATGCGCCGAATAACCGCGTGTATTCAAATTGTTAGCGGTTTTCCGAACGGATTTCACGAATGTTTTGTCAAGTCAGTTTTTTCGCCAGACGCTAAAAACGTCCCGCGCTGTGCCCGCCCTCGGAGGAAGGTCGCCGACAGGACCCGTGGCTCCTGAGCGGTCGTCGCGTCAGCTTGAAGACTGAAATATTTTTTCTGCGAGGCGGAGTGAAGGAGAAACGATGATCTGCCGCATCTCTCCTGACCATAGAAAAAATATGCCACTTTTTTGCGCGAAATGTACAAACTGCTTTGTGTGGACATTGTGTTTACATGCCTTTCTTTTTAAATCAATCACTTATAACGCTGGATGATTTCACCCTGCGGATCATGAGCGTTGAGACGTCCGACAATCTTGCCGATGCCCATGTTGTACCAGTTGGTCACCGCCGTTCTGCTGCTTTGCAGGTCGTGGGCGATAACCTTCCACGGCACGCCGCTGGCACGTCGCCAGATGATCTTGCTGTCACGAACCGGCACAGCTCGGAGCCATTCGCAGACATACTCCATCTGGCTAATCTGCCGGGGCGTGGGACGCCAGCGTTTCTCGACCTCGTGCTGCCCAAACATATCCCAGAAGTCATAGATGGGTGTGGGCCATGTACTGAAATATCCCTGCACAGTGACGCGGGGAAGCGCCTTCATTACCTCAGCGGCATCCTCCAGATAGGCTTCCACCATCGCGGACGTCCAGTATGGTTCCGGTGGTCTCTTAATCTCAGTCATGCTGCACCTCCCTGATGGAGCCGTACAGCTTCTCTCCCAGCTGCTTGACCAGCTCTTTCTCCGGCCACGTCAGCCGATGATCGGAAGGCGAGACGTTCAGGACGCCCTGCTTTTTCCATGCGGCGCGGCGCATGAGTTCCATTTCATCTTCGTTTGTGGGCGCAGAAGGCGTCCTGGAAAGCGATGAGCGATATCCGTTATGCATGATTAACCTCCGATTTTTGTGTCAATGGCCCAGCGCAGCAAGGCGATGGCGTCCGCTTCGTTGTCGTCCATAGGGGTGTGTCCGTGATCAAAGACGGCTCTGATCACCTCCTCTTTCGAGGCGTTCCCCTTTCCGGTGATGTGTTTTTTGATCGTCCCGACCGGCACACCCTGGTAAGGGATTTCCTTGAATTCGGCCCAGGCGGACATCTGTCCGGCGAACGCGCCGTAGATATGGGCAGCTGTCGTGCCCAGATGGCGCCGCACCTCTTCGAAAACAACCAGTTCGATGTGACCGGAAGTCTCGTGCAAGGTGTCGAGCCAGTTGCGGAACCGCAGCAGGGCCATGCCGCCGCCAGAGAAACGATCCGGTTTGAACGTCTCCCTGCCGGAATAAATCTGCCCGTTACGGCGCCGCAACGCCCAGCCGGTGTTCTGTCCCAGATCAAGGGCCAGAATTTGTTTTGGAACATTCCCGTTCATGTGTTTTTCCTTTCGTTGGAGGGTTAAAAGGGAATCTCGTCGCCCTGCTTCCAGTCGAAGGACTGAGGCTGGGTTTGATCGGTTTTGTGGATGGCGGTGATTTCAGCGCCGGGAAACGTGCGTTTGATTTCAGCCACCATGTTTCCGGCACCGTCGATCAGGTGCGCGATTTCAGAGATCGTCCATGTCTCGCGATCCGGCGATGCCACAAGATGGGCTTCCGCCGAAGTCCTGACTAAAGCGATAATCTTTCCTGAATTGGGCAACCTGACTTCCCAGACGTCCGCCGAGATCGGTTTCTGTCCGGTTTCCGTGGCTGCTTTGTCCAGCGCCTGCCATGCCCGCTTCATTCCTTCGGCGTGCATTTTGATCAACTCCAGTTTTTGTAACTGGATGGCTGCGTTGAACTTCTCGGCCTGAGCGTCGAACTTTGCGCGGAGCAGGTCGTTGACCAAAAGACGAAGGCGGTCTATCCCCCATTTCCGTTCCATCGTGTGCGCGACAACATCCACGCCGTCGATCATGGCTTGCGCCAGATATTCGGGCGGTGCGAAAGCGTCCTGCGACGCCGCGATCTTTTCAGGTGCGGGCGGTATGTGGCGTCTCATGGCCGCACCTCCGCCCCTTGGGGGGCCAGCTTCATGTTTCGCGGAGCTGGAACCCCTATAAGGGGGAAACACCCGAAACACTGAAACAGTGAATAAAAGCAGGCGTTTAATGCTGGTGTGTTTCGCAGCAATTCCGAAACAGTGAAACAACTAATAAAAACAATCTGTTTCATCCTGTTTCGCCATGAAACAAAGGTCAGGTCAGGCGTCATTTTCGTCCTCCATGTCGTTGAAAATTTCGGGGGGTTCAGAAGCGATGTCCGTGGCATCAAGCGCGCGCTCAAACCGTTTGAGCTTCGCGGGTCTGCTTTTCAGATCGACAGTGAAGCCGCAGGCTTTGTCGCCGGTAACGATGACGATGTTCGATTGACAGGCATCAATGACCTTGAGACGCAGGCTCTTACTGGCGCGCTGATTGCCGTCGCCGGACTGGCGGTATTTCTCAAATGCGTGATGCCCGCCCCATGCCAGGAGCTTCACCGCCGCATTGAGTGTTATTTCCGGCTCTTTGACCTGGGCCAGAAGAGCGCTGATGATCGTCTTTTTAAAATCGTGGTCTTCCTCGCTCTCCGGTGCCGCTTTCATATCGAGCGTCACTGGTTCGAGCACACCCACCTCGTCGCCGTTGGATATGGCGACGCTGATTTTCTTGAACCACCGGGCATCCGGGCTGGCCAGAGAGAGGTTTGCCTTGGCGTCGTCCAGGCGCACATAAAGGTGCTTGTCCTTTTCCGGTATGCCGCACCGTTCGGCATCCTTCTTGCTCATGCCAAAGAGCGTCTCGATCACTCGCGCAACCCCGACCAGGGCGCTGGCACCGCGGCCTGCGTAAAGATTGCCCGCATATCCGACTGAGGATCCCTGCGGCGGCTTGGCGGTATGGTGGACGAGGACGACCGCGCAATTGCCCCGGCGGGCTATTTCCCGAAAAAGCTGGGCGACGAGGCTGATCTGCTCGTTGCTATTTTCGTTGCAGCGGTGGGTTTCGACGAAGGGATCGACGATGAAGGTTTTTATATTGTGCGTCAGGATATGAGCGATGCAGGCTTCGACATCCGGCAGCTGGATGATTGTGCCGTCGGGCATCGCTTTGGCCACCAGCAAGGGACGGTCGGCGCCGCTGTTCAGGGCCAATTGCCCACAAACATCGGCGAAGGTCATGTCGTTATGTTGCAGGACGGCGGCCAGACGCCTTTTCAGTTCATCCAGATCGTCTTCGTTGTTGTAGATCCAAACCTTTCCTGTTTCCTGCACCTCCTGATCTGTGATAGCTTCCCCGGTGATGATGGCGACGGCTTGCGCCAGACACAGTGTTGATTTTCCGACACCGGGCGGCGCGACGAGGATCGAAAGGTAGCCTTTGAGAAGGCTGCGTCCCAGGATCCACTGGCGCGGCATGATCATCGCGGTGTTGAGTTCCTCGATGAAATGCGCGGTGAGCGGAATATCGATGGAATTGTCTATAGCGGTGACAAGAGGATTGGGGATGCCCCACTTCCTGCGCGCCCCGTTGATCATCTTCTGCATATCGTGCCGCGTTTGCTCGACGGTGTGGCCTTGCAGCGTAAAAGCGGACGCGCACAGAAGCATTTCCAGATCGCACCGCCCCACGGAAACCCAATGCCCTGTAAGACGGGTCAGATTGGTGTGCCATTTGTCATTGTTCTGGATGGCCCTGATGCAATCTTCGACAAGGTTCTGCCCCGACGAGCCGATATTCAGCTGCGACGTTTTTGTCTGGGTCTCTTCCGACGCGGCATGGGCAGAAGCGGGAAATGCTTTTCTCACCTGATCCGGCAGATAGGACAGGATGGCCGTCGTCGCTCCGTCCGCAACGGCCTTCTTGATAATGTGAAATTCGGTTCTTTCCTTTTCACGCCCCTCTTTGATCGGCCAGGCAATGGATCCCGCCAGCCGCATAACGCGGGAAGGATTGGCAACCGTCTTGTCCCCTTTGAAGACCTTGGCCAGCGCCTCGTTCTGCGCCCTTCCTTCAACCAGATCCGTCACTGCCTCACTAAGCCGCCACCAAAGTTGGACTCTTTTATGGGGATGGCGTCCGGTGACTACCGCGCAGGTCGGCGGGCAATCCTGATAGGTGTTCTTTGCCGTCTCGGCGGCATCCTTTTCATCCAGATCGGCGTAAAACGACGTCAGGGCCAGCACATCGGCATCGCCGGCACGCTCATCGCGTTTAATATTGGGCCGTCTCAGGGCGGCGCCGACATATATATTCACGTTTTTCTTTTTGTTCTGTTCGAAGGCGAAGGCGGCAGCCTCGTCCATCTCGTCGGTGCCGAAATGTTTTGCCTTTTTAGGGCGGCCGCTTTCGTCGTCGCAGTAAGTGATCTCGATCAAGCCGTCCTGACATCCGTCGAGGAAGCCGCCGAACAGATGTTCCAGATGATCGCGCATTTGCTGCGCGTCCGGTTCCAGGTCGGTATGTAGGACAACTTGATCGGTCACTTTCAGCCCCTTAAAACTCTGTTTCCATGAGAGGGTCCGCAGCCGGTTTGGCGGCGGGCGGAGAAACAGGCGTTCCCTGCTGGGGCCGTGGGGAAGACGTCGCCTCGCCTTTGAAGACGTCTTTAGGATCGACCGGGCTTTCATCCGGCAGTTCGGCGGGACGGTCGACCCATTTGGCGATCTCGAACTTCGGCTTGTAGTTCGTGCCGTATTTGTCCTTCATCGCCTCCGATCCGGTGCAGACGATGACCGGCAGCTGGCCGCGGTGCGCGTCTTTTTGTTCCGTGTAGGTCTGGTAGACCTCGCGGACGGCATTGCACATATGGATTGACGCCGAGGACAATTCCGCGATCCCGCCAAAGAACTTCTGGCTGAAGACGGCGACGACAAAGCCCCGCTTGAAGCCTTCATCCTGCGCTGGCGCGGCCCTGTCGAGCGACGGATCCATCACCCTTTCCGGTGCTTGCCCCTCGCGGAAGCGCAGCCACCCGGTGGCGATGTTGGGAAAGTCGGCGACGAAGGTCGGACGGGCGACTTCGACATCGCCGCCATCACCCTTGGCGAACCATTTATCGGCTTTCGAGTTGTATTTGGCATAGGGCTTGATCGTTCCCGATGCGCCAATGTTCAGTGTCATTTTCAGTCTCCTTTTTCAGTTGTGGTTGGGGTTAAAATCCAAAAACTTTCAGGGCGTTCTCGCGGGCGGTCGGGTTTGACCAGTAGAAGCTCTCGTAGTTGGGGCAGAGCAGACCCGCGAGTTCCTGAGGGTCTTTGGAAATCGATAAGAAGCGGCCGAGCCTGGTGGCGATTTCACGCAGGGCGTTCAGCTGACTGTGGACCTCGTCGCCGGACATTTCGTAGACGGCGGCGGAGCGGCCATCCTTTTTTCCGGGCGTGGGTTTGACGTAGGCGAAGCGCATGCCGTAGTTGCCGTGTGCCTTGGCGTATATGGCGCCTTGGCGGGCATGCGGATTGGAAATTCCGGAGGGAAGACGCTCCCCTGTTTTCAGATCGACGACGATGCCGTGCTGATCGAAACGCCAGTCGATATAACCGATGAAGGGAACGGGAACGCCCTCAATGTTGATGCTGACCTTTTCTTGATAGGCGGTCGGCACACCGTACTGGCGGAGTTCCTTGAGACCTTCGACAACATAACCGGCGATATTCCGGCGCTCATCCTCGCGGCGCGGATCCGGCGTCAGAGCCATCTCGCGGTCATATTCGCGTTCCGCGTGGGCGATGCAGGCTTCAGGGGAGAGAGTTGGCTTGATCAGGCCCAGCTGGATACCGGCCTCGACCGATTTTCCGCGCGCCATGACGGCGCTGCTGCCGTGCTTGTAGCCGAGAAGCCGTTCCAGAACCCAGAGGGCCGGTTCGGCGGCATATAGATTGAGGGAGGATGCCGAGAGATGCTCGATGCCGTATTGGCGGAAGGGTGTCATACCGCACCTCCCGTCATCATGGCTTGGCCTTGATCGGAGGTGCTCTGGCGCAGCTGAGCGGCTTCGTAAGCCTCGACGTCGGCTAGCTTGTAGACGACCCGGCCGCCGATTTTATGAAATTTCGGTCCGGCTCCGAGCCAGCGCCAGCGTTCCAGTGTACGGGGGGAAAGTTTCCAGCGCCGGGATAACTCGGTCTGGTTTAAGAAGATGTTTTCGGTCATTCGCTGCTCCATTCCAGGTTTGGATGTTTTTCCTGAATGGGCGTATGGCCGCTCAGGATTTATCCAAAGTTTGCAATGGTTTAGCGAGATCAGATATGCGCGGCGCGCACGGAGGTTTGTGACAAACAGTCATAAAAAAAGCGCGGAAAACCGCGCTTTGGGGATGGGATTTGTGACAGGGAAGGATTTAGCTTGTGACAGCCTCGGCTACGGCAGGCGTAAGATCGGCGGCGGACGCGAGTAATTTCGCGGCTCCGTTGATTCTATAACCCTGCCCATGCACGTTTTCGATGAAATCAGGAATCACGGCCCCCATGTCCACGCCGACGCGCTGGGAAACCTTTTCGTTGATGCGCCCGATGGCCTGACGCAAGCTCGGTTCTTTTTCTTTGAAAAATTCTTTTGCTAAAACCGCCGCGCTGATGGGTACAGATTCTTCGCGCTTGTTTTTAGCTTCGGTGAAGGAAGGCAGGAGGTGTTTTACTAGGTAATATTCGTTGGCCTGAAGCACAAGACCACCGGAAAAAAGAACCGTCTGTGCTTTATCATCCATCGCAAATTCGCACGGCTGGGAAGATAGCCTGTCCATGAAAGCCTTCATGTCGTCCGTCGTATCTTTGACGTGTTCCGTTATTGGGATCACCTTTGCTCCAGTCATAGACATCGAAAGAAGACACCTCGGCGGAAGCTCGCTACTTCTGGAAGATAGCTTGCTGCTGTTTTCTTTGATGGCTGTATCTATGACAGAGACAACATCTCTGGCATGGCTTTGCATCATTTTATGAATTTTATTCAGGGCATCGTTATCATTGTAGTGCGGTGTCGCATCAAACACCTGCGGAAATGCGGTAGTCATTTGATTTAGCGTAATATCTGAAAACTCGTGCGCTATTCTTACATAGTTGACGGCCATGACGACATTATCCCTGTCCCCGCGGTCTCCGAGCAGGAGATCGCAGGCATACTGATCTTGCGGGTCGTGTGCACCAAGACCTGCGGCAAGGACACCGAAACGGCGATCAATGCATTGAGAACAGACGCCACAATGGGTTTTTCCTTTTTCGCGCATCCGTTGCCTGGTGCAGCTGTTCGTTCTCCCAATCAGATCAGCGTAGCCATTTTTTTCCAGTAAAGCCGTGACTTCCTTTTTTGTCATCCATTGAAAAGGATGATCAATGGTGATCGTTTTATTCAAAAGAAGGGAGAAGATATTTTCAAATCCACGAATGGTCTGCGGATGCGTGGTCCGGGTAGAGCGCGCACCAAGAATATCTTGGCCCAGAGGAAGATTCAAACTGACAACGCCGTTTTCGTAGAAGGTGAGCCTGTCTTTGTTATAGAGCTGTGCAATGGTTACCGCCAGACAAGCAAAGATGAAAGAACGCGTGCGCTGGGTGAATTCATCTACCTCGTCCGAGTTGACATTTCGGATCTTGACGGGGGTATAAAATATTTGCTTAGAAAGACCACGCAGGCGAAGCTCGCCGATAAGGTCTTTCTGGACGCTGACGACTTTATTGGCGGAATAGTGACCCACGAGAAAGAGGTTCTTTTTATTTGTTACAAGATCCTCTACGGCGCCCGCAAAAGAATCGAGGCCGCCAGAGAAGAGGCAAATCTCATCCGGCGTGAATCCAGCAGTGTTCTCTCCCGTCCAAAGTTCCAGATAGTTTTGAGCGGTATTAAGACTCCTCTTCCCGCCCTGCACGAACTCAAATTCATAGCTATGATCGGATAAAAATCGAAGGCATGAGCAAAGAGCCTCCTTCACATCAGCTCTATTCCACGTCGCCAGTTCACGGACAGGGATTACAAATTTCATAGGCTTGTGCCACGCTTTCCCCATATCCGTCAGGGTAAGAGGACCACGGTTCGTACGCTGGTCGGCACAATAGACATACGATGCCACCTCCAAAAGATCGAGGAGGACAGGCGGAACACTGGACATCAGCTTGTCTTCGATATCCTGAATCTTCAGCTCAATATTTGCATCCTTGCCATGCACATCCAGGAACAGAGCGCTATCCGCATCCGCTGGGGTATACTTTACGCCGCCGCAAATGATTTCAGGCATCTCTTCCTCTCTGTCGTTGTTCGTTGGCCATCTTCTTCATAGAAACATACACAAAAGCACTGGCTTTCTTCGTATCCATTTTTGGTCTTGATCCATCTTTGGGATGAGACGAGTATTGCTTTCCCTGAAAGTCACGAGCAAAGGGGCGCATAATCATGGATGATTCGATGCAGTGCTTTTTCAAACCCGCATCGAATGCGCGAAGATCTGTGATATTGTGAAACGGTCCTGTGGGGGAAACGTGCTTGGGCATCTCACGATCAAGATGATATTTCAAAATCCCGTAATTAAGGTTGGAGTGAAAACGCTGGCTCAATTCTCCGAAGCGCTTGGTATCGGTAAAAGAAGCGATACCGCTCTGCATATCGGCAGAGGTCGGATTCCACAGTGTATTTGATGCCTCACTTGCCATTTCAATCAAGGCAGAGATACCTGCGTGTTTTGCCAGCGTTCCGAGATCAGTGCGTAGTCCGTTTTTTACTGCGGCAGCATCGATAGCTTGCGCCATACCTTGTGCGACATCATGGATGGTGGGATTTGCAGGAACGTCAAGGCCGATCTTTTTTAGTGCAGATTGAAAGTCTTTTTCTTTCGCAGCTTGCGGAATATTCGCCAGCATTTGATAAACACTGACCAGCGTCTTGTCGTTTGCTGCTTTTTCCAAGTCGCCGACGGCAGCATTTGCCACGGCTTCGGCAAGCGCCTGCGCGGAAAGGTCGTCACCACCCAGCAGGGCGATGACTTCCTTCCATTTCCGCGTCATTGGCAACCTGCCAAGCCTGCTATGACCCATGATCCCCCGTTCGGTGTCGAAATATCAAACACCGTGAATTTAGATTCGTTATGTTTATAGCGTGGGGATTATTTTATAAGAACATTACGAGAACGCAAGCGAAAAACAACGTACAGGCGAGGAGAAGATAAAATACAAGCGCAATTGCATATCGGGGTATGGCAATGCCTTACATAAGTATCTTCTGATACATAATACTAAGGCAGCGAATACCACGCGCCGCGGCCAGAGCCGTGCATCACCAGATGCCCTTTATCGAGCAGCGAGCGGAAATGCTCTTTCAGCGTATTGCGGCTGGCGCCGGTCAGCTTGACCATTTCGCCAATCGTTACGCGGCCATGCTCCTTCGCGTGTTCGAGAATTTGCACGGATAGTTCCGGCAATGCGGACAGGACGAGCTTTTCCCGCTCAACCTTCTTGGCGAGGCGCCGCATCTGGCTTTGCAGTGCGCGCAGGAAAAACAGGATCCACGGCTGCCAGTTCGGCGCTTCGGTTCTGATCGTCCCTTGCGTCTGCCGCAGAGCAAGGTAATAGCCTTCCTTGTTTTTCTCGATCACGCTTTCCAGTGAGCTGTAAGGAACGTAAGCGTATCCGGTGCGCAGCAGGAGCAGCGTCGTCAGGATCCTGCTCAAACGACCGTTACCATCCTGGAAAGGATGGATTTCAAGGAAGATCACGATGAAGATCGCCACGACGAGCAAGGGATGCAACGCCTTGGTCTCCAGCGCCTCGTTCGCCCATGTTACGATCTCGGTCATCAGACGCGGCGTGTCGAAAGGCGTGGCCGTCTCAAAGACGATCCCGATCTGTTTACCGCCCTCGTCAAAGGCCGCGACGCTGTTCGAGGAGGTTTTATAGTCCCCCCGGTGGCGTGAATCCTTTTCGCTATATTTCAGAAGATCACGATGGAGCTGCTTAATATGATTTTCCGTCAGCGTGATGTCCGCCCATGACTGGAAGATCATCTCCATCGCCTCGGCATAACCGGCGACCTCCTGTTCATCCCGCGTCTCGAAGGATTTGATCTGGAGGTTGGACAGCAACCGCTCGACCTCACGGTCCGTCAGCTTGCTGCCCTCGATGCGGGTCGAGGATCCGATGCTCTCAATTGTGGCCACCCGCCGCAGCGCAGACAGGCGCTCCGGCGCCAGCGTCCCCAGCGCCCGCCACGCACCCTTGAACTCGTCGATCTCGGAGATGAGGGCGAGGATGTCCTGGGTAATTTGCAATGTGTCGGTCTTGATCATGACACCCAATAATACACCCAT